TGGTCTTAGAGACCTCTTCAAAAATTTCATATACGTTTTTCATTGTACCTCTCTAAAATTCGTCTACGACTTCCATAAGATTCTTCAATTTGTTCTTCATGAAGTAATCTATCAGAAGTGTTTTGTTCTTTGGTTGTAATGAGTCATATCGTTCAATGATATTATTTTTGATGGTCAAAGGAATACAAGAAAGATCAATCATCAATTTGTTTCTATCATATCCACGCTTCATCGTCTCATTTACACAGAACTCTTCTGGTTCCTGTTTGATCCATTCGGCAAGATTTTTCTTGCTGATAGATTTTTGTCTGCTACCAGTGACAAACGTATTATCTGGTGACAAGAAGTTGGGTACACCATCTCCCGAATCACCACGAATGATTTGCTCTTTGATGAATAGTTCTGGATTATTTGTTCGAATGAACCGTTTGAGAATTGGACTATATTGATCCACATTGTCCAGTTTTTGAAGTTGTACGAAATCTTTGTCAGAAGATAGAATCAGAATATCTTCACTGTCACAGTACCTTTCGGTCAGAACAGCAATAACATCATCGGCCTCTGCACCTTCGACTTCTATCACTCGATATGGAAAATGTATTTTAAGTTCTTCTTTGATCTTGTTTAGTGTCTCAAAGATAGAATTCCAATCGAGAGGTGATGCTTCACGAGCTTTCTTGCGATTGCTCTTATATAGAGGAAAATAATCTCTCCTCCAGTTCCTTTTGGAATCACAACAGATCACAAGCTTACCATACTTTGATTTGAATTGTTTGTTGTATGATCGCAGACTGTTCAGAACGATATGACGGACAAGGTCCTCATTGATAGTATTTTTAGGATTTCCATTGATTTGTTGCATCAGGTTGGAAATTAGTACCTGATTAAGATCGACCAGTATAATGACACTTCTCCATTTATCTAATTGTTCACTTTATTATATAGTGTTTACTGTTCGGTGTCAAGTTCTGTTTCAGAGAATACCACATTTGAGTCCAGAAATTCGTGTAAGGGATGTTCCATTCCTATACTTCTATAGATTGCTGATCTTAACACAACAAGAGCAAAAGAATAATCATGTACAAATTGTTCAGAGTTTATGTCAATTCCATAGTCTGACATATGTTGTGCTGCATTCTCTGCTATTTCTTGTACAACATTTTCAATGAAATTGACCTTACCCTTTTCTTCCATAATCTTCATAAAATTTTCGGGTGAGACTTCTTGATTGACTACAGTTTGTTTAGGAAATAGAACTACGTTATTTGTTGTCATTTAATAATCCTTAGTAAGATTACTTCTGTATTTATTCTTCCTGATGATGCTACAGGCTTTGTAGTCAATTCATCCATAATCTTTCTTAGGGCAACTTTACCAAATGATTGCACATTCTTTAGAATCTGCTCTGGCTTCCTTAGCTTCTTGGTAATAGATGTTTTTTCATCGAAGCCTACAATACTGGATCCTTTGACTGTCAGACCAGATGCACCTATTGCATTGTATTGTGTGAGTGCTCTGGTTTTTGTATTGAACGTCCATAGTTGAGATGCACCAATAATGTCGGTGGCATTTACAGAAGTTAGTTTGTATTCTTCATCAGTCTTCTTATAATTCAGCTTTGAAACCAGAACAGTGGCAGACTTAACCTTCTTCTTTCGTGGCTTTCGAGGAGCACGAACAACCGTAGACTGATTGTCACAAGCAGCAATGATAGCCTTGATAAAATCAATATACTTCTTGAGTTTGGGTCGAGAAAGATATGAATAAGCTTCTTTTAGATCCTTGTCGGAACCTTGATAAGCTTCAAATAGCTCATCATATAGCTCTGAATAATACTTCTTGATTGAAGAAACTTGTGTGGTCTTGACATTCTTGATCCAAACTGAGGGATCAAAGTCAGTCTTGAATGACACAAGAAACTTATCGACCTGCTCTTCCAGGTCACCAATCAAAGTATTTGTATTATCGACCTTCTTGATACTCTTAACTTCTTCCTGTGGTTCTACCACACAATCAATTAGATCGTTCAGTGAAGATGAAACTTTCTTATGAATGTGTGGAGGCAAAGAACCACCGCGATGGATGATACGAAAGTTCCATCCAATGTTACGTAGTTTTTGAGAATCTATAAGAGAAATCTTTCTGAGAGTTTCTTTATCGATCTTCTTTGATTTGAGATGGTTTAGAATAAACTTCTTGGCATCCTCGACATCATACCTATAGTTGTACCAGTTGTAGGCATGAATCAGATCGATATCTTTGGAATTTTTAGTGATAACTGGTTCGTCGCCATAGATTCTGTCATCAAGAGAAATTCCACGGGCCATGATTTTATCCTCTGGTTGCTTGATCCGACAGATCATCGAACGTATAAGCACTAAAGTCCGTGATCATATTTGTACCATACTCACTATATGACTGTGAAGCATCAATTTTCATTGCTTCATCCCAAGCTTCATCTAATGATGTAAAGACTTGAGAAGAAGAAAATGCTTCAACAATCGCTTGACAATTTGGTGTCCAAGTTCTGGATTCCTCGATATATTGACCATACAAATTGTCTACTGCATGGAAGTGCTTGATACGAAATTCTGGACCTTCAGTCCATAGAATATATGTTCCGTTATCTGCACTCATTTAATTCTTCCTGTTTTTGCTTCGATTCTTACGCTTCTTGGAACCAATCTTACGTCTACCGGTTCGGGGTCTATTCTTATGGGCATGAGGCATTCATTCCACTCCTTCTTCAATTGAAACTCTATCATAGCTTATGGATTCGATGCTGTCGAGTCTAAAAGACCTCCAGGCTTCATTATCCAAATCCCACACAGCCAGAACATCTGGATTTTCTGCCTTACCTTTCATTTCTTCCACTTTTGGTAGAAGATGTTTGATAAGAGTGCATTTCATCAGACGTTTTGTACCATCCTTCTTAGTAAAGGTAACAGTCATGATCCATTCTTTTAGATCATTCTTCAGGGTTTCTTTATCGATCATCGGGTCTAAATTCCACCATTAGAAGATCATATTTTAATATCCAATCACACACAATATCTGACAGTTTTTTATTTATGAAAAATACTATAATATATGCTATATTGACTTTACCCATATAATATATATCATAACAAAAATTAAATATACATGATAAATGAATTGCAAAAAACAGAAATATTAAAGGTACTAGAAATTTCTCGAAGACATATAATTTAAACTCTTCAGACATCGTTTTTCCTCAGATAATTAACCAAATCTTCATATGTACCAATATATTTATCCTCAAAGAAGATTTGAGGTACTGTTAGAGGATAAGCAGGTGCTGATTTATATGTCTCAACTCTCTCCATCAGTTCCATTTTGGTATAATCAATATTATATTTCAGGTCAATATATGGAATTTTTTTTTCTTTGAGTAGATTTTTCGCTCTCTCACACCATACACAATCATCTTTTGAATAAACTGTTGCAATCATACTTTTCTCCCTAGATTCTTTGCATCATCCGCATCTGTAACATACATATATGCTCCCTTATTGGTATAAGGTGCGACTCTTTGTCGTTTACGTTCAGTTTCTTCAATTACTTCTTTTCGTTCTGTCGTATTTTTCCACTTATAATCATCAATGGATCGTTTGAAACCGTTTGCTGGTATATTGTTTGATAGAGGTGCAACATTTCTTTGAGGTACCGATAGGTCCGGGAAAGATGTTGCATTCCGCACTTTCTTTTCTTTTGTGATTCCATGTTTCAATAAAAATTCTTGATGTTGTCTTTCCGCAAGAAGTCTAGATGCAGACTTCTTGGTTTTCTTTTGTTTGCTTCGTTGGTGAGTGTAGATCAGTGCCAAGATATATCTCCTATTCCGTGTATCCACGCAAGATATACCAGTAGTATATCAAACATGGCGATATAAAGCAAGAGATAAAATATTCTTTTCACAGATATAGAACCGTCAAATAAATTAGGAATACTATGCTGAACATAGTTGATGTGAACGAAAGTACATTTAATGTCTTTTCTTTCATAAGTTACTCCTTCTGCATAAAAAAAGGAACTTTTTAGTCCCTTTTTTATTTATTGTTCAGGTATCTGGATCACCTTTGCAGTTTCTTCCAGATTATGTTCATCAAACATTATGTTGGTCATGCTGTTGTCTTTTCACCATTTTTCACAGTACTCGCATTCATTAGACTGCGAATCTTTTCCACAGGTTGAGCACCACATTCCGAAGTCTCTACAAAAATGTCATTAGACACAAATCATATATGGTTAAATGATCAGAGTCAATCACTATTTTTACATGACAGGTATGCATCCATGCATAGCTCATTTGAGATGAGTGCGTCTTATTTTACATGAAACCCAATAATTATAATAATTATCAGATAAAAGACAGTCTCGCACCAAAATCTCTTTGGTTTCCAAGTAAGTACACCAACCCTTCGATTTACAC